TAAACATACGGTATTTTTTATTATATTATTGTGTACTTATGAATAAAAGCCCAAAGAACTTTAAGGAAAATACTAAAATTGTTTTAGAATACCTTAAAAAATTCCCTAATTCTCCTAGTAAAACCTTAGCTCGTAAAATATATGATGAGAATCAAGCTTACTTTGAAAAATTTGAAAATCTTTATCTCAGAGTAAGATACTATAGAGGACAAGCCGGTAAGTCTAAAAGAGACCATATGACTAATAAAGAATTTCAAAAAGAACTTAAAACTAAAGTTATGAATAATTTTGTATCATTACCATCTTCCCTTACACAAAAAAGAGGAACTTTTACTTTTCCTACAGGCTGTAAGAAATTAGGTGTAATTGGTGACTTACACATTCCCTACCATGATGAAGATGCAATAGAAACTGCATGTGACAAGATGGAAGCAGAAGGTGTTGATAGTATCCTAATCAATGGAGATTTACTTGACTTCTACCAGCTTTCTTTTCATGAGAAAGATCCTAGAAAGGTTCACTTTAAGAATGAAATAGAAGCAGGCAAACAGTTCTTTGAATACATGCGCTCAAGATTCCCAAATATTCCTATTTATTTTATACCTGGTAACCATGAGAACAGGTTTGAAAGATATCTTAGAATAAAAGCATCTGAGTTACTTGACATGGATGAATTTAGACTAGATGTAATCTTACATGTTGCAGAGTACAAAATAGAATATATTCCATTTAGAACCAAAGTAGTTTTTGGAGACTTCCTTATAGAACATGGTGATAAGATTCCTGGAGCAGGTGGTGTAGTACCAGCTAGAACTGCTTTAATGAGACTTAAAACCAATTGCATTATTAACCACTTTCATAAAAGTTCTCAAAGCTCACAAAGAGTTCATGGAATAAGTCATGCTACAACTATCCGTGCTTATAGCCTTGGGTGTCTATGTGAATTAGCACCAGACTATATGGAAATAAATGAATGGAACCATGGCTTTGCTATTCTAACAAAAATTGATAATTTAGTGTCCGTAAATAATTACAAAATAGAAGGCAACACAATTATCTAATGTTTCTACCAATAGTACTAAAAGACAAAGATGGAGAGTATATTGAGCACCTCAATATTACTCACATTACTAGAACTTCATTTGTTAATGTAATGAATCCTGATGCAGGTACTAGAATCCATTTAAGAACAGGAGAAGTTTTGACAACTCCCGTTCCTATGGATATAGTTCAAACTGAGATAGATGATTGTTATAAGTCTGCTGCTGCAATGATTATGTTTAACATACTTGCAGAGAAAGCACAACTTACTAAACTTAGTGGGGATGTTGACCTAGATAACCCTGGGCAACAGCAACCTCTTTCAAATGAAGAATAGAAGCTTTTGTCAGCTTGTCTCCATTTATCCAATCAAAGTTATATACACACCAACCATCTTCACTCTGATCATTACCAGAAGATATTAAACTAAGTCCTGGTAATAAATCTAATACATAATAATAGTAGTCATATCCATTTTGGCTTTCATCATCTAAGACTTCTACTTTATCAAAGCCTAAGTCAATTAATTCTTGTTCTGTCATTTTTCTACCATTGTTTGCATAAACACTGTATGATTCAATACTTCAAATGCATATGTATGTTTTAATTCATTATATGCTTTGTTGTCTTTAGTAAATACTCCGTGTTCTTTAATTCTTAAATTTCTAAGGTTCTCTATAGTTAATGTAACCATAGTAAGATTATCTCTATCATCTGACTTCATCATACCTATAAGGTTTCTAATTTCAGTGTCTGTAAGATAATTAAACTTCTTTAGCAACATTAATTCAGCCATATATACAAAGGGCCGGAATTCATCCTTCTTACTACCCTTGTGGTACATATACCATAAATAGTTCAGATTACCATCTGCACCATCTGTAATATTATAATGTTCTTCAGCTATTGCTGCAGATAATTTTTTAAGTTCTTGTGTTTCCATTCTAAAATATATATCTAATAGTATTCCAGGGGATGATGCTATCATGTAACTTTGTAAACTGGCTAATATATTTTGATTTACATCCTTGTGCATACCTAATGTTATTTCCTCCATACTGAGAAGTTTTGTTTTCTTGTATGTCTGGTCTCCAGAGTAAGTCTTCACCAGGGATTTTATTCTTCTCATTATACTCATGTTTATCTTTATTATGTGTAAGAAATATTACCTCAGCTTTAACAGACTCTTGTGACCAATTATAATAATCACAAAATCTATTTACTATATCAAATAATAATTCATATTCTGTTAACCAGTCATCATGAACAATTACGGGACTAAAATTAAGATGGACTTCATAACCAGCATTGAGAAAATTGGGTATAGCTCTAAGCCTTTCATCAACAGTACTAGTATTAGGTTCTAATATTTTTCTCCATTTTTCAGGCATTAGACTAAATCTTATTCTAATCTTGCCCTTTGGATTGAACGCTAGTAAATCATAGTTTACATGCTTAGTAGCAAATGAACCCATAGCAAGTGGATGATCCCTGAAGAATTTGAAAATTGTTTCCCAGTCATGATACTTAGCATGTAGAGCAAAGTCCTCATTACAAGAGATATCATAAGTAATATAGTCTCCTGTTTGATTAGGTTTTTCTAAATCAGCAAACCAAACATGTGAATTAATTTCTGTCAGGATATCCATAGTATTTGTAGCTATAGACAATCCTTCTGGCTTGTGTCTTTTCATGTAGCAATAACTGCAGTTATAAAGACAGCCATGTCCAAAAGAAGGAGTAATGAAATCAGTACTCCTTCCACTTGGTCTTATTTTAAATGTTTTCCGCTTGACTTTTTCTATCACCTTTTTTTAAAGTTGATATAAGCACTTGCATTCTTATTAGAATCAAATAGCTTAACATCTCCAGCTAGATCCTTAATAAATGTCCATTTAGTAAAAAACAATAAGAACTTACCTTTCTCTTGCACTGCAAACTTAGTCCCGGCTTGTTCATTCTCTTTTACAATTAATACTCTGTGTCCCTTCCTTTCCTCTCCTTTTCTTAAAATAATCATATGTGTTGGTTTATTTGGTTACTTATCAAGTTTAATCTGATTCTCATCTAGTATCTCATAAAATTTATCTCTGATTCTCTCTACCATCTTCCACTCCTCATCACTAAGTTCTTCATACTTCCATAGTGTTCTTAGCTCTTGAGAGATGTCCCATAGAGCTGAGTACATCTTGCCACCTTGCACAGCAAAGTCAAACTCTGCTTGGTCTTCTGGTAAATTAAATGTCATTTTAATTTTTGCCATCTTATTCTGATTTAAAAGTTTCGTTGTAGTATTGTTCTGCATTATCAATAATACCATCATCTTCACATCCATTATCCCAAGCATCTATTATCTGCTCCTTCTCCATTGCTTTGGCTTGGTCTATTTGTTCCTGCCATTCACTTGTGTGGTCTCCGCATATCTGCTCAACCAACCAATTTACTGCTGTTTGTTTCATATAAGGGATATTTTTATAGGTTTTTGTCCTTTATCATACAAGTTATGCCGTTTGTTTCATAACTTATAGGCTTAAAATTTTTCAAGTTTTTTAATCTTATAGGTTGACACTACTCTGGTAAGTCTATACCCATAATATCATTTAGTTGTTTCCATATAGCTTCAGCACCATCTCCCCAATAGTAGTCACACTTAAAACTTGTATCAGTTTTTTCATATGGTGGTTCTAGGAAGTATGCTTGCCAATGTTCATCAGGTTTTGCACTAAATCTTTTACATTTTTCTTTTACAGGACATTCAAATCCATGGCACATAGTTATATCTGGCATAATCTATTTTTTATTAATTTGCACTGTATCAACAACTTCTAAAGTTACATAAATAACTCCAGCTTTTAAAAAGTTTAACTTTTTTGCAGCTCCATAACTTAAATCTGCAATAAAATGAGAAGACTTTGGTAGTCTATCATTTACCTTCACATATATAACAGAATCATTTCTTGAGTCTGTTACTTTAAGAAGAGTTCCAAATTTGTAAGTCTTGTGTGCACAAGTTAAACTATCTGCATGAAATCTTTCTCCGGAAGCAGTTAATCTTCCTGTCCAATGTTGTCCATAGTAGCTTACTCTTCCCTTAGTAACTAAAGGATTAGGATCTACAAAGCTGAACAACACGGCAAATATTAGTAATACTTTCATTTTTGTTTTCTTTGTTCTAAGTAATCTATAGTAAATCCTATAGCTACTATGAGGTTCATACCAAATGACATTAATATCTCATGGATGTCTTCATACACATTTACTGAGAGATGTATATGACCTACCATCCAAAATGGTATGGACAAGTTTTGGCTTATCCATACCAATAGATATTTAATAAAGTGCTTCACAATTACTTTTGATTAGACACTGTATTAAAGGCTGCTGTACTGCCTGTCATTTTAAAT